CAAGATAACTGGCATCCACATGTATGGGACCAGGGGCTCGTCGCTCCGACAGGACCGGAATGGCGCGACTACCTAACACAAGGGCTGTTCGGGTTTGACACGTACGATTATCCGAACAAGTTTCTCGTCCACAACCCGTTCGTCCTGTACGCGTACCCAACAAACGACGGGCTCGGGACAGCGCTCGCTTGGTGGATTGCCGCCAAGACAATGGGCGCGCGCAGCTACATGCAGTTCGTCGAGCGATACGCAAAGCCTGGTATCATCGCCACATACAACACGAAGGACAACACTGGCAAAAGCAGAAACGCAAACGAAGCGGACATCGCCCTTGCCGAGCAAGTCGTGCAAGCCATGGGCTACGGCGGCGCACCAGGCGCGGCAATTCCCGATTCTATAGAGCTTGATCTGTTTGGCCCTGCTGCAATGAAGGGGTCCGGCGGAACGGCCGATCCTCGCACGTTCGTCGATTGGTGTGACGACCAGATCGCGCGAGCCGTACGCACGACAAGCGCGCTGCAAAGTCTTCAAAACAATGGTGCACGCGCGGCAATGGAAACGCTCGCCAAGGGCGCGAACCGAGTGGCGTTCTATGACGCGATGGGTCTTTCCGGCACGTGGACGCGGGACGTTGGCAAAGCAATCACGCGGCTCAATTACCCCACGCTCGAACGGCTATGCCCCGCCATCGTGATCCACGTCGACGATGAGCCTGGTCCCGAAGTTATGATCGAACGGATCAAGGATCTCGTATCGGTGGGCGCTCCGCTTGACGCGGACGCGGCCGTTGCATCGGTCGGAATGGCCAACTTGCTCGCGGGCAAAGGCGACAAGGAAGCGCGCATTCTGTACCAAGCGAAGGCAATCGAAGCGCTCCCGTCGCAACACCAGGCCGAAAACGTCGAGACGACAGAAACCGCGGCGACGAAAGAAGCCGCAAAAGAAGACAATCAACAGGCGTCACTGGACGCCATTAACGAGGAACAATAATCATGGCCGCTCCCGAAAATTACCCGTTTGACGCGCAAAATCTTGGCAACTTCCCCCCCGGCGTGAGCGCTTGGGCGGCGTTGCAGGTGCCGCTTCGGCAGCAAACCTTTACGAATCTTGCCGCATCGGCAGCCACGGCGATCAAGACGGCAATTGCTACTACGACGTCAACGGTGACGTATTCTGGCGCTGACCTCAATGGCTCGATCGGTGCTGGAGCGATTTCGCCACCCCGAAACATATTGATCACCACGGCCGGCGGTACGCCTGCGGATGCTCCGGCGACAGCGACGATCACGGGTTTGGCGATCGACGGATCGGCGCAAACGGAAGCGATCTCCGTCGCGCAAACGGGCACCACGGCAGCGGGCGTGAAAGCCTTTGCCTCGGTCACTTCGATCGCTCTCACGGCTGGACAAGGTACCGACGCAACGCTTTCATTCGGCACGGGCGTCGTCGTGGGCCTCGACTCGAAACTTCGCGACGTTGGTGGAGCGACGAATGGTGGCGTGATCAAGGAAGTCGTCAACGCTTCGGTCGTGACCAACGGAACGTTCGTTTTGCCCGCGACGAGTCCCCCGTACGGCTCCTATTCGCCGAACACCGCACCGAACGGCACCAACGATTACGCGTTGCTGTACGCCGTCGACGCCTGATAAGGCCACGTCATGAGCGACAAACTCCTGACCTTCATTGACCGAGTCGTGGACGCTTCGATGGCGCCCGCGGCTCGGGCCATGGGGCTGCTTATACGCGACGTTCGTGAGGCTGTCGAATCGTCGGACGGGTACGACGAGGCGGACGCGGCCTTGGTGCGCCTAGAGGGCAAAGCGCGGGCGGATGGGCTGGAGCCGTTGCTGGTGGGCGCGATGATGAACGGGACGAGTGCGGGCGGAGTAGAGCAGTAGGCTACGGCGTGATCGCGGTACGGACTGCGGCGTCTTTCGAGAGCATCAACTCCCGCAACGCAAAAGTTCGCTCGGGATTACGCGGAAGGTTGAAGATCATCCACTCCGCCAACTCGTAGAAGCGGCGCGAAACGGCCTGCAACTTCTCGGGCAAGTGCGCGAATTTGAAATATTGGAACACTGGATCCGTTTCGATGAAACGGACCTTGTTCGAGTCGACCGAGACGAACTCGAAATAGCCGGCGTGCCCGTCGAAGATGAGCGGCGTCTTCGGTCCACACGAACCGTTTGCCTCTTCGATGGTCTCGAACTCGTGCTCTGTGCGGTTTGACGCGGAGTTGATCAGAATGACTTTGTGCATGGGAGACTCCTTTGCCGTTATTGGCGGGGGCAAAGTAAGTCGTGTCGAACGCGTTGCAAGGCGCAACGTATTTCAAAGGATTTCAGGTGTAGTCACGAGTGGATTGCGTCAACGCAACAAGCGCCTTATCTCGTGCCTCTTTGCGGAACAGAGCAATCATTTCCGCGAAACTGTTTCGTGCCGCAAAGTCGACCAAGCGCTTTCCGTCTTCACTCCATGGAATTAGCGTAAACCCTTCGTTACGTTCCAGGAACGCAATGGCAATGGAATGTTCGGCGTCAACGCCGCATGCACGCAGTTCTGCCAATGCCTGCCTGATATCACCAGGAAACGCCACCCCATACGGCGGATTAAACGTGGACGACGCAACCGGTTCAACCTCGAACGCCCCTCGTTCCTCCCATTGAAGAACGGCGGAATCAGCCTCGTAGACAGCCTCCTTTGCATTCGCGCCATTCTCGATCACCGTTAGATATATTCGTCGCCAAAGCTTTCGTTGTTCCGGTCGTAGTTTTGCAGTCATTGAATTCTCCATCGCCCACAAGAGGGCAGTTTCGAAATAACCATGCTCCTTCCCAACGCAAGCGCAGACCCGTCCGATGCTGTCTCGACGGCGTCAACCTTGCGGAAGAAATCCCCGCTCTTGCCGGGGGACTTTGCGAAGCTCGACAAGGAAGCAAAGAAACGGGCGTTCACCGTCACCGATGAAGTTTCACTCGACGCCATCCGCGACATGCGGGACGCGCTCGCCAAAGCGAAAGCCGACGGCATTCCGTATGCCGAATTCGTCAAGACGGTTGGCCCGAAGCTTCACGCGCAATGGGGCGTTGATTCACCGCAACTCAAAACGGTATTCGTCAACAATGTGCAACAAGCGGCGAATCAAGCAATCGTCGCTCGGCTCAATCGACAACGTGGCAAGTTCCCATATTGGACACTCGACGTCGTCAAGGATGAAGTCACCAGCGCGACGTGTGGATATTTCATCACGCACCCCGTCGTGCTTCCCGCGGGACATCCATGGTGGGCGAAGAACGCCCCGATGCGGCACCATCGTTGCCGAACGACATTGCGCGGATTGACGGCGGCGGAGGCTCGAAAGATTGGCATCACGAAAGAGCCACCCGATTGGCCGGCTGACGAAGGTTGGGGCGGAAGTGCGCCAATGGGCGAGTACAAGGCGAACATGAGCGATGGTATTGCAATGGCGGACGGACCATCAAAATACGCGCATATCGGCTTCGTTGCACCGCAAGGTGCGAAGGAAGAAGCCAAGCGCGGTCTCGAATGGCGACGCGAGCATGGTCGTGGAGGCACGGCGATCGGCGTTGCGAGGGCTCGGGATATCGCCAACGGCGCAACGCTTTCGCCCAGCACGGTTCGGCGCATGAAGGCGTTCTTTGACCGTCACGAGGTCGACAAGAAGGGCAAAGGTTTCACCCCCGGCGATGGCTTCCCATCAAACGGGCGCATCGCGTGGGCGCTTTGGGGAGGCGATCCAGGATATGCATGGGCCAAGAAGGTCGTGCGCCAATTGAATTCAGCCGATGAGAAGGCAAAGACGATGAGAGATAAGACGGTCAAAAACGACCTTGGTCAAGCCGACGTGCACCAAGACGGAATCGTGAAAGTAAAACGCCCGTCGAATAAGCGCGCCAAACTCGGTCAAGTGGCGCCTCGAAAACGGACGTTCGCGTTTGCCTATGCCCGCGGTGGTACGCGCATCGAAGTGCGGCACATGTCCGATCGTTCTGTGTTTTGCGGGGCTGTCGAAATTGACACGGCGCTACTCGACGACACGGGGCCCGTCGAGGCCGGACCGCCCAAACTCGTTTGGAATCAGCTCACGAAGCTCGGCTCGTTCCGTGGTCATCCATCGGGACCGTTCGAGATCACGCGGATGACCAACGCGGAAATCACACGCAACTTCCGCGCAACGCAGAATCAGAAGATCCCGATCGACTTTGAACATGCCAGCGAACAGGACCCAACTGCGGGGACAATTCCAACCGAAGGCGCACCGGCGCAAGCTTGGATTCACGACCTTGACGATCGTGGTCCTGCGGGACTGTGGGGCCTTGTCGAATTCCTCGAACCTGCTCGCACCTACGTCAAGACGGGAAAATACAAATACTTTTCCCCAGCGATTAGGTTTGGCGCAAAGGACCGCGTCACCGGACAGCCTATTGGCGCGCGAATGACTTCGGGCGCGTTCACGAACAACCCTTTCCTTGACGGGCTGATGCCCCTTGCCGCATCGGATCGCGGGACGGGGATGTCCGTCAACAGCAACACGGAGGAAGCAATGACAGCGAGCGATTACGCGCACAGTATGGCGGAAATGGCGCCGAAACTTCGGGCATGTCTTTTCGACCAAGGATCACACTTGGCCGGCATGGCAACAATGACGGAATGCTACGACGCGGTGTGCCGCCTTGAAGCATTGGTCGACGAATTCAGGGATGCAAATCCCGACGCCGATATCATGTCCGCACGACACGCGGGTATTGATCTTGGCGGTGCATTGATGAGGCTTCGCGATGCGATGCAGATGGGACTCGGTATCACCGTGTCCGACATGCTCGAAATCGTGAAGGGGATGATTGAAACGGCAATGGGCGTGCACAAAGACGAAATGCACACCGATGAAGAACCCGCGTCGTCGCGGGAGATGGGAAACAGGAACATGGCGGATCAAGAAACGACGCTCAAACTGCGCGACGCGGAATCGAAGCTCGCAACGTTGATGAGCGAAAAAGCAGTTCTCGCGAGTGAGAATCAAACGCTCAACACGAAGGTCGCGGGACTCAGCCTGGAATTGAAAGATCGCGACGCGACCATTTCGACGCAAGCGGCGGAATTGAAAACGCTACGTGACAACGAAAAGCTCCGCGCTGACGCGGACGAGAAGACTGCCGTCGACACGGCGTTTGCTACGTACAAAGACATCAAGAAACTCACGGACCTCGACAAGGAGCAAATGCTTCTGACGTACCGTGGCAATCCTGATTTGTTTTTGCGCCTGTATCCGTCCGTCGCACCGGACCAACGCCATTTGCAGCGCAATCTGTCGAATCGGCAAAGCCCCGCGACGCAACAGAATGGCGTGCCGCCTGTTGCCGCTCCACCCGCGTTCATGAATCAAAACGCGTGGAATGGCAGTTCGCCATCGGTTGGCGTTCAAGCGCCCGCATTGCAGAAGCGCGATTACGCGGAACAACTCACGCGACTCTCCGACGCGAAAGTGAAGACTGGCATGTCGCGAGAACAAGCCATTGTCGAAGCCCGTCGCGAAATGAACCAAGCGCCCGCCGTTCTGACCTGATCGGCTTATCCTCACCAACCATTTCCGATCGAAACGCGGGCGGTATACGCTCGCCACGGAGTTCTCATGTCCGATACAAACGTTCAACAAATGCGGGAGTACGTCGCCGATGCTACCGCGGCGAACTACAGCACGACCGTCGACATTCCGGCAAACCGGATCGTCTTGCTCGACACGGCAAACCAATTGTCGACGACGCAGCCACGCGGCGTCGTGCTTCCCACGGCGAGCGGCGGCGTTGCAGGCACCTACGGCGTCACTGCCGAAATCCTTTACAAACGCCCGTCGTCCACATCGGGTACGCGTCCAGGGCTTGTTGCCATTGAAGGCGCAATCAGCGTTCCCGCGGATGGGGCGATCACCGCTGGGCAATACGTGCAAGCGTCAGACACGTCCGGCAAACTCGGATATGCCAAAGTTTGCGGCGCTGGCATTCAACAAGTTGGCCAGGCCGAGAACACCGTTGCCGATGGCGAAATGTGCTTCATTCGCCTCGCGAAGGCTCGCAACGCCTGATTGCGGCCACGCCGCAGAGAGAGACCACAGAGAACATGGATCACAATTTCAATGGCATGCCGGGCCAGCAAGTGCAGCCCGTGCAATACAATCTCGAGACTGGCCAATTCTGCATGGCGGACCAAGACGGGCGGCTTGTCGCGCTCGATCTCGGTCAAGGTGACGTCCACTTCGACGCTCCGCTCGCTGCGTTCGCCCCCGGATACGCGCTTGATCAAGAGGACCTGATCGCTGACAAGGCGATGCCTCCCTGCCTTGTTGAAAAGGCGAGCGATTACTATTGGGTGCACGATGTCGACGACTTGTTCGAGATCCCGCAACAGACGGTTGTTGCCCCGGGCGCGAACGTGCCCGAAATCTCGCCTCGTCAATCGCTGACTCAATTCGTCACCGTGCCTCGTGCAATGGCGACGTTTCTTCCCACCGAAGTCGAAGGCAACGGTGACGCCGCATTGATCCTGGCACAACGATACATGCAGCTCCCGATGACGAAGCTGTTGATTCAGCGTGAGTATCGTGTCGCGACCACGCTTCAAACGGCTGCATCATACGCCGCAGATAACAAAATCACCCTTGCAATCGGCGCGCGTTGGAACGGCGGCGGATCGTCGGATCCGGTCAAGGATCTGCTCCAGCTCATCGATGCGTCACTCGCAAAGGTTACCGGGATCTACATGTCGCAACGGACGTACAACGCGTTCGTGCAAAACCCCGGCGTCCAGAAGTATTTCACGTTCAAGGATTCGGCCAAAGCGAAACCGGATCCGAAACAAGCTGCGGACCTTTCGGCGATTCTGTCATTGCCGCCGATCGTTGTTGGATCGCAGAAGTACAAGAATCCCACGACGGGACTTCGCGAATACATTTGGGGCAACGACGTCGTTTTGCTCCATCACCCGAAGCAATTGCCAGCGATTGGCGTTCCCGTCGCGGCATGCACGTTCCGATTCTCGGGTGGTCTGCAAAGTGGCTTGAACGGTCAATTGTCCAGGGCGCTCCAACAACTCACGTTCTCGAACGGCTGGGGTGTGCGCGCGTTCTACGACGTCGGTCGTGGTCCGCAGGGCGGACGCAAGGTCATCGTGTATCACCAAGACGCCGAAATGCTCATCGACACCAAGGTCGCTGGGCTCATCGTCGGCGCTTGGCAGACGCCTCCGTGATTCTCGCTCGCTGAATTCACGCAATAAACAACCGTCACGCAATAAGGAGTTTCGCCCGTGGGCACATACATTGACGCGGGCGCACTTCAAACAGCCCTATCGCCGCAGACGTACATCGAACTGTTCGCGCCTCCAGAGACGAACACCGTGGACGCTGCGGCGGTTTCGCAAGTGATCGACCGGGCCGAAGGACTCACGGATTCCTACTTGTTGGGATTCTACACGTATCCTCTCGACCCGGCGACAGATCGACTCATTCGTCATGCAACGCTGCTTTTCGCGACGGCAATGGCGTACATGCGCCGTCCCGAGTACGTCCGCACGTACGGCGAAATCGGCAAAGTCACGCAGTATCAAGAGGCGCATGCGATGATGATGCGCATTCAAGCGGCAAAGCAACGTTTGCCAGAAGTCTCGCAAGTATCGCCACCGAAAAACATTGGCGGCGTAGTGTCAGCAACGGGCACGATCTTGATCGGCAACCACCCGAGCGACTTTTGACATGGGCTTCACCGTAGAAATCGAAGGCATTCCCGAGTTCGAGCGCAAGTGGGCGCGGATGACGACGGAGATCCACGACGGTGCAATCAAGGCGGTCCAGCGTGCATCGACGGAAGGCGCGGCGGAAGGAGTTCGATCGGCGACGTGGAAGGATCGAACTGGCAACGCGCGGCGGACGATCAAGGCCACCATGGCCAAGAAAGTTTTCCATGACGTCCACGCCGACATCGTGGCGCCACTGCATTACCATCGGTATCTCGACGCGGGGACGAAGCCGCACGAAATCCTACCAGTTAAAGCGTGGTTTTTACGCTTCCGAGCGAAGGACGGCACACGGGTCTTTGCTCGGCATGTTTGGCACCCAGGGACAAAGGGCGACGGCTTTGCGGGGAAGATGTACCTGAAGGCGGAGCGTGTGCTTTGGGCGGACTTGGAAGCGCTTGCCGCTAAAGTCGCGGCGATGTGGGATTAGAGCTTCGGCGGATCGTCGCTCTCAAACACCCGTTCATCGTCGTCGGCATCACGCTCACGAAAACGCAACCCAATTGCCGCAAGCGCTGGAATAACCTTCGTCTTGAAACATGTAGCGCACACGTCCAAATCGTATACCGTGCGCTGATCGCCCTCTGGGTAGACATCCCCCAAGCGCGCTTCAATTGTCACTTCGTTGATTTCATAAGCGCCGCCAATGTCGCTTGGTTTGCCGCAGCCATCGCAGAGTGTTTTCGTCGAAACGATGCGTTCTTCGATATGGGCAGGCTCTTTCTTTTTATATCGCATCAAATCCTCCAGTTGTCGCAATTGAGTAACCATTGACCACCTACGGCGCAACCACAATCCCCGTCGCAGTTCCCACGAACCCGTTGACGGAGGCCACGGGAGATCCGGCGCTCGACGTGTGGGCAGCGTTCTTCAAGGCGTTCGTCAACCGATACGCACAAGCCGCATGGACGGCCTGCTACCCGCGCACAAACGTGCTCGCCGAACCGATCCCCCCGATCCGCACGACGCACACGCATAATCCGAACCGGCGCACGGTGCTGCCGTTCAATGAGCGGGACTTCCCGTGCCTGTTCATCTACAGGACCGGCGGAGCTGCCCCCGAATGGGAATGGCTTGACGGGCGCGCAAGTCATGACACCGTGACGTGTCTGTGGGTATTCCCCACTGGGGCGCAAGACGCGACACGCATCCGAGTGCCATTCGCGAACGCGCTGCAAAAGCTTTTCGATGCGGGAATCGAGCAAATGCGCGACGCCTGCTACGTGCATCCGAACGACACGGATCCTACGGCGGCTACCCTCGCGGCGGACCCCGACTCGATCAAGACTTCCGTCGCCACGTCGACGAGCGCGCAGACCTACTCTGGCGCGGCGTTAAACGGCGTCGTGGGCGGCACGGCGTTCCTACAGCCAAGGGCGTTCACCGCGACGATCACGGGGCTCGTAGGTGCCTTCGTGAACGGTTCAACGATCACTGTCACGGGCAAGGATGTTCTTGGCCGGACATCGACGCAGACGCTGACGATTTCGACGGCAACGATTCCCGCAACGTTTTCAACGGGCTACGCGTTCACGCAAATCACGCAGATCGTCGTGGCCGCACAAGCCGGCGTGACGGGCGCTTTCGAGTTTGGACTTGGCGCGTGCGCCGGACGCGGGTCGCTCGTGACGAACTTCACGCCGATCGGTTTCAAACGCGTTGGTCCGTGGGCAGTGGACCAAGTCGAAGTGGAGATTTCGTCAGGGATTACCGAAGCGCCGATCCGGGAAACGCGGATTTACGAGGCGGTGTCCATCCCATTCGAAACGTTCGAGCTTTGGGACCGTGACGATTACGCCACGCTGAATGGACTCGACGGGACGGTTAGCGCGAATCAGGCGGGGTATGAGCAGGCGATGAAGATTCCGATTTAGCTTCACGGCACAATTGGCCACAATATCGAACCCAATTGTCTAATGCGTTTTCTTCCTCGCGCCGGGCGATCATCGGCCCGTCTGGCCATAGGTGATTCAGCGTGTTGCGATAGATTCGATACATACCGGAGACAATAACCATCCATGAAAATGCTGCAAGTCATTCCAAACCCGTACGGCGTACTCGACGCGGACGGGAAACCAACGGCGGTCGTGCCGTGTCACTCGCGTCATGCGCCGGGTGAATTCGTCGGCGCGACGCGCACGATGATCGAGAGCGAGCCCGCGCAATACGTGGACGTTTCTCGCGTTGTCGGCGGCAAAAAGGTTGTCGAGCAAAAGCTCGCGCAACTCGACCGTTCCAAGGCGTCATTCGCGTTTTCCACGGAGCCCGTTCAGGTTCCCGCGGATGGCAACGTTGGCGTGTACTACCGCGATCGCGTACGTGAGGGTGCATTGATTGCCGCGGATAAATTCACCGCGCAAAAATGCGGGGTGCAATTCGAGCTGCCTGAAAAGATCCTCGCACGAGAACGCGACAAGGCCGCGAAAAAATTCGAGCGCCAGTTTGGCGAAATGCCCGAATGGGCGCAACCCACCAACCAAGCGCCTATCGCGGCGCCAAAGTGATGGCATAGCATGACAACCTCGATCATTGTCGGCGGACTGACGCCAGGCTTCAAAGTGCCTGGCATTTACATGGAAACGGTTTTCGGGGCCGGGGAGATCTCGAACGCAAACGCCCCACTTAAATGCCTCGTCATTGGGCTGAAAGGCTCAACCGGCACGATCACCAACGACGGCACACCCCAACTCGCATTGTCGAAAGACGACGTCGATGCGCTCGTGCAAGTCGGAAGCGAAGCGGCGCGCATGGCCTACCAGGCGTTGCGCGAGTCGGGCGTCCAGCTTTGGATTGCATGCCCAACTCCCGCCGGTGGCGCGACGGCCGCAACGGCCACGATCACAATCACCGCAACGGCTCCGCATGCAAGCACGGGCGAATGGCGCTATCGTATCGGCGGCATTGCAATCTCCGGAGCGACGAGCACGACCGTCACGCAAAACGCGCTTGCTACGGCGATTGGTGCGGCTATCAACGCTCGAACCGAATTGCCCGTCACGGCAACCGTCTCGACCAACGTCGTCACGTTGACGGCAAAGTGTGCTGGTATCCGAGGCAATCAGTACATTCTGATGCAGGACACGACGTTGCTTCCGTCGACGATCACGAGTGCGATTGCTGGCGGCTCATCCGTCACCGGCGGCGGCGTACGATTCACGTCTGGCGCTGGCACGGAGGACGTCACCACGCTTCTGTCGACGATTTCGAGCACGGAATACGCGCGCATTGCATTCGCGCAGAATGACACGACGAACCTGCCGATCATCGAAACGTGGCTGAACAATCAATCGGCGTGGGACGTGGGCATTCTGCAACTCGGCGTCGTTGGACTCAACACGGATTTGTCGGCGGCAACGACGCTTGCAACCGTGACCATGAACGCCGAACGATTGCAGCTCTTGGCGATGCAAAACGGCGAGTCTCACCCGTCCGAAATGGCTGCTCGGTGGACGGCGCACCGATCTGTATTCGAACAGATCGACCCCGCCGCATCGTCGCAATACGACGGTTTTGCGCTCACGGGCATTGCCCCGCAAACACAAGACGCTGATCGTTGGACCACGAGTGAGCAATCCACGCTTTTGGACAATGGCGTGACGCCTGTCACGACAAACGACAACAGTGACGCCGTCATCATCCGGTCGATCACGACGAAGTGCTTGACGAGCAGCGTCGCGGACTTCCGCACGTTGGGCACTGAGCGCGCTTCGGCCCCGGACTTTGCGCGGCGTGGAATCTACCGACTCGGCATATCGTTTATCGCGAACAACCCACGCGTACAAGACGATCCTGGCACTGGAGAACGGCCGCCCAAGCCAGGGATTGCATTCCCGGCATTGTGGACCAAGAGCCTGACGAAGTACGCATACGACCTTGCTGAAGGCGCGGCAAACGTTGTGTCGTCTGGGCTTCCCGTCATTACCAACGTGGCGAACAATCTGCCGTTCAGCCAATTCGATCCCATCGCGAATCGAATCATGTTCGTCTTTCCGATGGAAGTGGCGAATGGCAACCATCAACTCGGTGGTCAGATCCGCCAAACCAATAACGGCTGATAGGAGGTCGTCATGGCAAACAACAGAATTCAGCCGCAATTCATTCGCCTCAATGACAAGGCGATCGCGAACGTCACCGGAACGAGCCCGGAACTCAACTCGAACGACGAGCGACAGATCGTTCTCGAAGGCGTGCTTGGCCATAGCGACGGCGTTGCGACGCTCGATTTTGAGGTCAAGACGATCATCGCGCTCACGGGCGGTGATGAACCGGCGATCGTCGACATCATCCTGGGCAAACTGGAGTGCGAGATTCAAGCAACGCTCGCCACTCGCACGTTCGTCGTGACGTGCCGATGCGTGTCGTTCTCCGGTTCGTCGGAGGCAATGAATGGAAAGTTCGAGGGAACTTTCAAGTTCGAGTCGTCGGGGAACATTCAGCTCGTATGAAGTTCGCCGCGCTGATAAAAGGCCAAGCGGACGTTCGTCCCACCGAATTGATGTTGCCTGGTCACGAGAATCCAATCGTGATCGGGCAGCGTCCCCTGACTGCGTGGGAGGAAAAGGACGCAATCGACAGGGCGCTCGTTATGTTCGACCCAACGGGGAAGAGCAAGCCTGCGCCGGAAGATCCCCGCTACGTGATGTGCATTTGGGCATGCACGCTCGTCCTCGCGTGCCAATGCATGGATGGCGACGACAAGGGACAACCGTTCTTCAGTGACGCAAACGAGATCCTTCACGGGCTCGACCGTGACCGCGTGTCGTACCTCTACGAAATGCAGCAGAGGATCCAAGAGGATCACGGGATGCGCAAGGAGCGATTGACGCCTGAAGAAATGATGGCGGCGACGCACAAGATCGCGACCTCGGAGGTGGGCGCCGATGACCTCCCTTTCTGGAAGTGGGGGCCGAGTGCTCGCGCGAGCTACATGCATTTTTTGGCCAGCCTGTCGTTTTACTCAACGCTGGACAAATCGCCCTATGGCTCGCCCTCAAACAGCTCCGCGCCAAACGAGTTGCAGACGCAAAGCCCTGAATGACTTCCCCCGCATTCAAACGCACCGGGCCAAGCCCGTTCGCCAAAAAGCAGGCAGAGGCGCCCAAGAAGCCCGTGAGCTTCGTGGAGCTTCCGCCTGCTCTTTGGGCCGATGGACGCCCGTCGAAGCCATCCGCGCCGGTCAAGGTGGGTCTACGCCTGCTCCCCGAAGCGGAACTCGAGCGATGCCGGACCATCGCGGCGAATCACGCGTGGCGCGAGCATCAGAATCCCGACGATGAAGCGAATCGGATCGACTGCTTCAATTCGCGACTGATCGGCCTGCTCATGGCCGAAGCGACGTGTCACCCCGAAAGCACAGATCGACGATTCTTTGAAGTCGCCGACGTGAGGATCTTTCTCGACCTCACGTCAGACGGGATTCGATTCCTGTGGGATCATTACGAGGCGTTCACGGTATCGCATTCACCGATTGCGCCGGAAGCGACGGATGACGAATTGCTCGCATTGGCGGACATGCTCGTTGCAGACGGTGCATTCGATGGGATGCCGCTCGAACAAGAGCGCAAGGTGCGACGGTTGCTCAAAGCCGCGATCGAATTGCTGGACGTTAATTCGTGAATTGAATGTCGACCGAAGCCATACGCATAAGGGTGGGCGTCTCTGTTGATCGCAATGTCAGCAGCGGCTTCCGACCTATCGTCGAAGCGGCGAAAGACGCACGTCGTCAAATCGAAGCCGAGATGGATCGCGCATGGGATGCGGTCAATGGTAAGGGTGTGTCAAGGCGTGGCGGTGGCGGGCAGGGACCATATCGAAGCGTTGTCCGTGAGGCCGAACGGGCGGCTGATACCGTCATCAAAACGGAGCAACGCAAGCAAGCTAAGATTGCGGCGGAAGAAGCCAAGGCAACTCGACGCAAAGAAGCCAACGAACGATATGTTGCTCGGATTCGCGATCGTTATTTCAGCGACCAACAAAAACAAGGCGAGCGCGCCGAACGCATTGCGGCCAAAGAAAGCAGATCGGCAAACGTAGGCCGTGTACGAGCCATTGGCAGCGGCTCGATGGAAACGCTTGGCAAGATCGGGCGCGGGGCACTTGGCGTCACGGGAAGCATCGCTCGCGGCGCGGGCGTCCAGACTGACCTTGGCTCGTATGTGGGCAGCGCGGTCGAGCTCGAGACTCGCGCATCGGACCTTTCGAATGCGGCGTACGATGAAAAGCGCGACAAGGGCAAGCGGATCGATCCGAAGTCGCTCATCAGACTTGGGCGCGACGTTGGCCAACAAGCGGCGTTCGATCCATCGAAGGTGCTGGAAGGGCTCCAATCGTTCGTCGGCAAAACGGGCGATCTGGCGACGGGGCAAGCGGCACTTCCTGGACTGGCGAAGCTCGCGCGGGCAACGGGCACGACCCTCGAAGACATGGTCGGCGCGGCTGGTGAGGCGTCGAAGGCTCTTGGCGATGTTGGGCCGGGCAAAGCATTCGAGACAGCGGCCGAGAAGGGTAGGGCGCTCGTTGATGTCCTTCGCCTTCAGGCCGGTCAAGGCAAGGTTGGCGCTGCCGAACTGAAAGACATGGCCAGATACGGTGGCCGTCTTGCTGCTGCATCGCAAGCGTTCGGCGGCGATTCTGCCAGAAACCTTGGCGACATGGGCGCACTTGCCCAGCTTTCAATTGCTCGGGGCGGCGCGGCAAGCGCGGCGGAAGCGGCGACATCCGTAGCTGGTTTTGCCAATACACTCAAAACGCCTGCTCGCGTGAAAGAATTCAAGGCACACGGCGTCGACGTTTACAACAAAGAAGGCGGATTCAAGTCGGTACGCGACATCCTGAAGGATTCGTCGGCGGCTGCGGTCGAACGAGGCGGAGCGGAAGCTCCCATCGAATTCAAGAAGATGTTTGCCAACGTGAAGGGCGCCCAATCCGCAGACCCTGCGTTTCAAGCATATTCAAAGGCGTTTCGCGCAAACATCGAAGTCACCAAAGACAAGACGAAAGCCGATATGGCCGGCAAGAAAGCCATTGACGAACTTTTCGATACCTTTGGTAAAGCGATCTCCGCGGACGAAGAAAACGACTCGTTCAAAGCAAGCATGAAGACCAGTGCCGCACAGGTGCAACTGTTCAATAACAAGCTTGGTGAAATCGGCGGTGAAATTGCCGAAAAGGTACTCCCCGAACTCGCCAAGGCGGGACCGACGATCATCAAAGTCGTTGAGGCATTCGCCAAAATGATTTCGTTCGCCGCGGAGAATCCGGGCACGGCAATCGTTGCGGCTGTTACCGCGAGCATCGGCAAAGCGGCAATCGGTGCGGCGGTGAGTGGAGCGGTCGGCAAGCTCGTTGAAGGCGCGGCGTCAAAAATGACTGGCGGCATGGCGCTCACGCTCGGGATGGCGACGATCGCCATTGCAGCGGCAACCATTGTTGCGCAAGTGCTGAATGAAAAGAAGATCGCTGGGGCCGAAGCCGTCAAAACCGACATTGGCGACGCGAACAAAGCCGTCACCGCGGCCGAAAAAGAGTTCAAGGAAAAGGGCTCGATCTCTCCCGAGAACATGCAAGCGCTCAACAATGCGCGAGCATCGATCCTTGAAGCCGAGGACAAAGCACGAGCATATCGCGGCGCGGGCGGCGATGCCCGGTATCATGGCGAAGGCGTGCTCGGGAATATCATGGGCGGCGCGCGACAAGCCTACGACGTGGCCCGGGGTGCGACGACGTTTGAAGAAATCGGCGGCGGAGCGCAAGCGCAAGACCAATCGCGCGACTTGTCACTCATGCGGCAAAGCATCGACGCGATGAAAGCCGCGGTCGAAGCGCAAGGTAAAGGCACGCAAAAAGTCGAGATCACGAATCTTCCCGCCGCAGCCGGACCAGTCGCCAACACCTCGAACACAACGAAATGACCGCCTTTCAATCACTCGCCAAAGCAGGATTCGACGGGATTGCATTCCCGATCAAGAGCTGCACCGTGTCGGGTGGCATTCGCGATCATATTCACGAGTACCCGCATTCACCGGGCGGCGCGGTCGAAAAGCTTGGGCGCAAGCTCTACCGGATCCAGATGACCGGGGTATTCGACCAAAAGATCTCCGGCTACGGCGACAACCTTTGGCCAGGGGACTTGTCCGATTTGCGTGATCGTTTCGAGCAACAAGTCACGTCGACGCTTTCGATTCCGACGATTGGCGATATTCAAGCGTATTGTGTGACGTGGTCGCAGCGTGCGGTCCCCGAACGGCAAAGCGGCGAAGAAACCGAGTTTGAATTCGTCGAGGACCAGGCCCAAGCGTTCCTCATCAATTCGATCGTACAGATATCGTCGACAACGTTGCAGAATGCGGGCGAGCAATTCGATCAAGAATTCGCGCCGCTGCTCGAAGGCGGCACCGTGAGCGCTACGGCTCCGACGCGCATCATCGCGCCTCCAGCGGGCACCGTGCCACGTGCCACGACGGTAGCGGCGGCATTCACGCAGCTCCGGCAACGCGACGCGAACGCGCTGAACCAGATTCGATCGGCCTACCAGCAAGCCCTGACGATCGCAGAACAACCGGATCGTTTCGCCGATCAAGTGCTTCGTACCGCTGACGCAGTCGTGACATCGTGCGCGCAAGCTTATGAGCGGATCGAGGTCCTGCAAAATCCGCTCATGTATTCACGACGGTGGGCGTACAAGCGGCTTTGGGCTTCCGCTGTGCAATTGCGGGACAGCGTCAAGTCGCGAACGGCACGCATCCTGTTTTTTCAGGCGCGCACGGACACGACTATCGGCGCGGTGTCACGGGCGATCTATGGGGATTCGTCGTATGCCGCGGAGATCATGCAGCTCAACGCGTTGCCGGATCCGTTCATGATTCGGAACGGGACGATTCTGCGGTATTATGACCCGACGTCTCGGCAACGGGCGGCCTAGTCATGCCTGAATTTACGTCAACAGACCTAGGCGGCGTCAACGACCGCGTCACGCTTCGTCTTGGCGGCGCTGACCTATTGATCGCCGAATCCTACGACGTGCGCATGTCGTTTTTTACGCAGCCGACGGTGTTCGCGCTCCGCACGGGTTGGGGCGGCACGACGCTCGATCTGCTCGAAAAATATCCGCCCAACACGCCGTTTGAGCTGTTGATTGCGGGACGCGTGCAATTCACCGGGCGCATCGACAGCGTCAATGCCGAGCAAAGCGCGGGCGCGACGGAAGTCACCTTCCATGGCCGCGACGACCTTGCCCCGCTGCATGATTCCATGGCATCGGTGGATCGCTCGTTCGACGACGCGAGCTACGAAGACGTGGTGACGAAGTGCCTCGACTTGGCAGGCGTCGAAAACTACGCGCTCATTTTCGAGAACACGCAAAACCGCGATCGGCGCACGGGCGTTGTGGTCCCATCGGTGACGAACCGAACGGTGTTTGGCCGGGCAACTCGTTCGTCGAAAGCCGCAAAGAAAAAAGCCGGGCAACTGAAGCTTGGCGAGACGTACTACTCGTTCATCAAAAAGCAAACGGACCAAGGCGGGCTCTTCCTGCTCGCGTCTGCCGACGTAGGGAGCGGCCCCGTGTTCGTCCTGACCGAACCAAACACGACGCAGCCCCCACGCTACAGCATTCTGCGACGACGCGGCGAATTGCGAAACGCGGTCAATTCGACGACGGCTTCATTCAAGAATGACACCGCCAAACGGTTTTGCGAGTACGTGGTCTTCGGGCGCGGCGGCGATCCGAAGACTGGACAGCAAGCTGTTCAAGCGACCTACACCGACAACGAAATGCTTGGCTACGGGTTCCCGCGGCAACGACGGCGGGCAGCACGAGCCGACAATGTTTCCAGCGCAGCGGAAGCCCTCAAACTCGCTTGGCGTATGCGTGCGGATGACCGGCGCGATTCGTGGAACCTCTCGTATGCGGTCTCCGGACACACAGTCCCCGCGCTGAATGGCCGCACCGTCAACGATCGAGCGGTATGGTCACCCGATACCACGGTGCAAGTCGACGACGACGAATACGGAATTTATGGCACCTTCTACATTTCCGACGTGCAATTTCAGCGCGACGGCTCCGGGACTCGCACGATGCTCACGCTTATTGATCCAGCCGATTGGGTGCCGCCGTGATCAGTGATCGTGACGTTCTGTCGCTCGACTTTGGCAAGGCCATTCTGACGACGTACAGCGGATCGTTCCTTGGCGTGGGCATCGATGTGCCAGGCGGCGATGACTCAGGCACGGGACCATTCGAAGCGCGATTCCCCTACGGCACGTTTGGGCGTCCACGGGATCCCACGCCGGCCCCTGATAATCCCAGCAGCGTGGGATGTACGGTGCTCTTTGGGTACGCTGGCAAGAGCCGCCACGCGTTGATCCAAGTTGAGCCTCGCGTTTGGCCGAAGTTGCCAGAG